TGGATAATTATTATATTTATTTTTATATATGCTTACAATCGATATGTTGAAATCGTTACAGTCTTTCCAGTCGTTTATACCCACCCAATCCCAACTGGAATATTATAAAATGAATAATTGTAATGTTGATTTATTGCCACTCGTCTGTCTATCGAATAAAGCGTTCGGTGAATTGGCTATGGAACACTTCACAAAGGAATATTTTAATTTAGACGATAAATCTAATACCAAACATGACCACATGAAATGTAATAAAAAGATAGAACAGAAATCATGTCGTTATTCTTGTAGAGGTCAACTTAACTTTCAACACATACAACTAGACCACGACTGGGATTACCTTCTTTTATGCTTCTTAGATTTTCATTCTATACAATATTTTATCGCTTCCAAAGAACACGTCATTCATTTAGAAAGCATTGGCCTGTTAAAAGTGCAGGGCTCCGAAGGATATGTATACAAACCACGCCGTCATATAGACGAACACTTCACGCCTGTTTACGACGAGCTGGATTTAATTCAATTTATAAATGAAAATTAAAATTAGAGACAAAATATATAAAGCCTATGTGTATGAACCAAGTTGAGTTGTTGCTGGAAAAAATACGAATTAATTGTGTGCGTCTTGCCGATAGACATACACGTAATCATTTATATTATAAAGGTTGCTCGGTTTACTTTGAAGTACCAACTATCATTTTGTCAGTCTTTAGCGGTTCGTTTAGTGTAGGCAGTGACCCGTTTATAGACCAAGAAACTATTAGTGTCATTACGTGTACTATCTCTATGGTGATTACCATTTTAACCTCTATAAAATTGTATATGAAAATTACAGAATCATCTACAGAAGAGAAAGAACTGGCGGTTCAATATAAAGTCTTGGCGTTGGACGTGTTTAAACATTTGACGCTTGGTAAAAGTGAAACAGAATTTTTGAATAAATGCTATTCGACCTATTTGAACTTAATAGAGAATAGTAATATATTAAACCCTATCTCCAAAAAAGACGAGTTGTTGATTATACATAGTAACCACTTGAGCGATGGGGGGTCGGTAAATAGCGAATTAACTGACCCTACTCCAAATATTATAATAGATAGTAATAATATATAGAACCAATGAGACCAAGTTGTTGCGTATGTTATGAACCCTCTATTAGCAAATGCTTTGCTGGTTGTGCTAATTATGTTTGTATGGATTGCTTGATAAAACTGATTGAAATTAACAAAGCGGATATGGTGTCTTATAATTGTCCATGTTGTAGGGAAGAGATTATAAAAAATATAAATGTTAAGTTTAGCAACTTTTGTAATCGAGAAATAGAAATATCGAGACAAATCGTATCTCTTTTAGAAAAAGAAATTTCCACAAAAAAGAAAATTAATTTAGGAGAAGCATGGACTTTATTTGAAGCAACTATAATCGATATAGAGACAAATAATATAGAATAATTATGGATTATAATAAGCAGTATTATCAAGACCATAAAGAGGAACTTAAGCAAAAACGCCGAGAGAGATACCAAAAAAATAATGAACGACTTAAATATCAAAAGAAGAGAACTAAGATAGTATTGAGAAATAGTATAAATAAAATCTCATATGTATATTATATACAATGAACTCCTTCTTAACCTATATGAGACTACAAGGGCTATCCGAAAAAACCATAAATGAACACGTTCGCGGGATTGTTAAATTCCAAAATTTAGGGGGCAACCTCAAGGCAGACGAAAATAAAACCATTGATTTTATCAAAGAAAACTATAACGAAGGATCACAGCAAAAAATAATCACGTCTACCATAAGCAAGTATCGACACTATAAAGGAAAATCCACTGAGACGATCCGAGACTTTCTACGTCTCACTAATAATGAGGCGTCATTATTACAGCAAAAAAAAAATGTCATTCTAAAAGAAAACCTACCCGAGATTGACTTTAAGAAGATGCTAAACGATTATTATAGAAATAAAGACTATAAAAGCTTTGTTATTTTGTATCTACTTATGAACTACAATACTCGTAATAAAGATTTAGTCGTTAAGGTTGTGAATGACGAGACAAATTTGAATGACGATGAAAACTTTTTATTGATTAGAGAGAAAGATGTGGTGTACATTCGCAACGATTATAAGACGAAGGAGCGATACGGTACAAAGCGGAATATTATAAAACAAAAAAAGTTTTTTAACGCCGTACAAGAATTAGACAGTCTATTAATTGATAATAATAATCTTGACAGGCAAGTGAAAAAAGTCACTGGTGGCCTTAATCAATCGACCTTGTTTAAAATGTTGATAACAAAAAATAATAACTTGAAATCGATTGCGAAGGCAAGTAAAGCACGTGGAACGAATATGGAGACCATAGCGAAATCATATGACATAACCTAAAAAAGAAATTAGAGAAAAATATTGTTAATATTTAATGAGATTATATAAAATTAATTTTGCTGACCGTGAGATGAAAAAGAGAAATGGATTAATAGAATATTATTATACCGTCCAGTGTTTTAGCAAATTACCACAAAATACGTCCTATGCCTTGTTTAGACAAGAGTCCTTTAACAAAGCACACCCCAACGCATACGAGAACGCAGTAGAGTTTATGTTGGAGCAAATGAAAACATATAAAAATTGATTTATAAAATTTATTTTTAACTTGAAAATAAATTTTATTATGATTGGTTAATTACCGAAATAAGATAAAATAATTTTTATGATGCGTTTGTTGGATTCGTCGTCTGTTTTTAGTTTATCAATCAGGTCAATCCACTTATCAGGTTGGATTTCTGTTCCGTATCTTTGTTTTGCGAATAAATATACATTATTTAATTCAATAATATAATCATTAAATATTTTTATAATTTCTTGTAATTTTTCTTCGGATTGAATAGGGTTTAACCAAACACCATTGGAACAAATGGAATACTTATTTCTTGCTTCGTCTTTTACCTTAATCGTATCCTGTGGGATTAATTTACACATTTTTTTAGCAATGGCTTGTTCAATTCCAGCACTATACGAATGACTTAAAAGTGGATTAGGGTTTTCGTCTTCATACAAAAGTTTTTTATCTTCGTTATCAAAGAAATTATCAATGAACTTGTCATAGTTGATAGTGCTTTTTTCTTCTCCGTATTCATAAGTGGCTTCTTTATATGGTTCAAGGTCAATCGTAAATGTTCCATAGACCATGTTTATAATATCGTCAATATCGGTTTCAGGAACTGGCGGGGCAACTAGTGGAGCAACTGGCGGGGCAACTGGCGGGGCAACTGGCGGGGCAACTGGCGGGGCAACTGGCGGGGCAACTGGCGGAGCAACTGGCGGGGCAACTGGCGGAGCAACTGGCGGAGCGTTTTCCAAAGCATCTATGCGTTTCATTAACAATTGAATGGTTTCTTTTAATGATTGATTGCTTTCTTCTAATGTTGCGACTCGTTCTTTTAAGTTGTCTTCTTCTTTTGGTTCTATCTTAACAAAGGATTCCATGTTTTTTAAATGCTTACTTGTCTCCATGTGGAGGGAAAATTTAGTTTTAATATGAGTTTTAAACATACAACATTCACAATTGTATTCAGGCATTATATATATACATAATATAAAAAATATCCGTTTATATCCTTTTTGGATATATATCCTAAAATATCCTAAAAGAATAAATGGATAGCCTACGTTTATTTTCTATTGTTAATATAATGAATAGTCATTCTATTAACCAACTGTCAAGGTTTAAAAAACTTTTGGCGAAATACGGACACTATGAGAGAGTAGGTAATATATATATCTTTCGGTGTAAAGGGGGTAAATCAGTGTATCTTTTTCTTATAGATGATTGGGAACTTCGCTAATATATTGATTGGTTACTGATTGTTGGTCTACGTAATCGATTTTTAACATAATATCTAATCTATCGTCCACATCTAATACAATCTCATCACCATCTTCGTCTTCTAATACAAATTTTGCTCGTTTAAGATTATCATTACTAAATAACTGTATTTGGTCGGCGTGGATAAGTTCAAATACTTTATTTTCTGTTGTTCCCTCTGAAATGATGTTATTCGTTCCCTGCGACAACATCGCAATCACTGGGATACTATTGGAGGACGAAGCATAGTTCATTACTGGTAAGTCTATTTTAAGTCTCACGGCATAAAAGTAAGTAATATCACTAAAGACTAATTTAGCCGAAGCCACACTTATATAGCATTGACGGGAAGATTGCGACAAGGTTGGTAGGTTATCCCATACACTTAAATTGCGTTGAGTATTTTCTAAAAACAAGTATTTTGACGGCATATATACTATATGACATTATTTTTTATTTATTTGAAGTATAATTTGGTGTCTGCACTTGATATTTTAAGTATCCTAAAGAAAGATTTTGCTGTCTTGTATATACGGGTTTTACGATTTATGTCGCTATATTTGATAAGCCCTTTGGTGTCAGTCATTACGGAACTAACACTATCATACAACCATATACAGTTTAATTGCTTACATTCTTGATCATTGAAGATTAATAATATATACATTACTATAGGTACATATTATTTTATTCGGGTTTTTCGGGAAAGGGCGTTCCTTCAGTCCAAGTTTCAGGTAAGGTGCGTAAATTGTGGCGATACACTATCCATTTGTCTCGTTGCGGAAAATCGGGCAAGGCAGTATGGTCGCTATCTCTTAATAACTGATTACGCTGTTGTCTCATACTATCTTCTAAATATTCGTGTTTCATATTATTCCAATGGTTTATCATTTCTTCGTCCGTAGGTTTTGGTGTTTCGTCGCCCCAGTCCAATGTACTGTAATCTTCAGCAATGCCCCAAATTTTACCATCGTAATGTTTTTTCAACACAGCGTAATAGTTCATTATAGTATATAGTTATAAAAAAAAGTATGGCAAATCTTCTTATTGTATCATAAACACGTCAAATGTAGCAACGCAACCGCCCATCGTTTGTAAATCGTTCCTTGGAAGAACGCCGTCTCCGACCCCTAAACTAATGATAGTATGACTCATACCCGCACGTCTTCCACTTACACCTTGCGGTATCCACATTTCAAAATCTTCGTAGGCGGATTGTTGACCGCTACCTGCTCTTCTATACCATTGTATTTCAGGGGCTTGATTATTGTCGTCGGGGAGACGTAGTTTACAAGAACAAGCATATATACCTGCGATGGTCGCAATAAACACACCTGAGGTGACCGTACAATTAGATTGTAACCCAACAGAACCACCATTCAATATAGAAGTAGTTCCACTTGGAAGCGTAAAATTTGAACGAGTAATTCTCATTCTTGGTTTATCGTTTGCTTTCATATATCCTGAACAAGTAATGTTCCCTACGGTGGTTATATTCCCGCCGAATTGTGCTAAGTTTGTATTTGTTTGTAATACAAGAGGCCACTGACCATTGACTTGCGCCCAAGCTTCGCTATTCGTCCCGCCACTAAGAAAATACATATTGTTATCGTTCATATATATCATTCCCGACCTGTTGTTTGTATCTTTAAAAGTAATCGTTGGTGCGGTTCCCGTAAGAACTAAACCTTTGCTTTGCCCGTCCGCATCACCTATATCTACTCTACCACTCGAATCGATAGTAGAAGTATTTAATGTGCTTGTATTGACACTTGAAAAATTTACGTCTGCTGGTAAAACGCCACCGCTACCTGCTGAACTAATTGTGTTGCCTGTAATCGTAATGTTTGTCCCCGCAATAAGCGTCTCTTGATACCCTACTATATTAGAGGCGTTGAGCGTTGAAAAGTTTGCTACTCCTGACGTTTGTATTTCGTTACAAGAAAAGCGAAGACGTCCCGCTGTATGTATAAACTCGGTTAAACTACCATTACGAATCAACGTGGATGCTTCTGTGTCGTCTAAATTATCACTTATGTTATACACAAACGCTCCTATAGACGATGTATTCGTTCTTGTAGAATTGGTATCAATCGTAAATATTTCGTCTGTATCTAACTGGTCACAACTAACTATACCTGATACCGTAACACCATTACCGAACGATGCCTCGTCAGTACAACTGATGAAAGAAGTATTCAAGACACTTGTGTTGGTCGTTTGTATATTAGCGTCGGTAGCATATATACCAGTTGAGGTTATATTGAATTTTTCATTATCATCTATGGTAAAATTTATATTTTCTATATCAGTTGCTTTTATAGTAAAATCTTTATCTGACCCAGGATGTCGCAATTCCATTTCCACTTTACTGGAGAGTATTGGACCATAAAATACTAATGTACCACCGCCTTCACCAAGAGCACCGACTTCAAGTGAATCGTTTGCTACAATTCGTTCGGCAGTTAACCTTAAATCAACATCTACTGTTGAAAAGTTAGCATTAGTGGGTAGCGGTTCACCCGCAGAAGAGATAGTGTTTCCTACGATAGAGATGTTCGTCCCAGCGATTAATGTTTCTTGGTATCCTTCTATAGACCCACCGACCGATAAACTACCACCGACCGATACATTTTCATCTGTGGATATATTTCTACTTTCTATAAGTCCAGCATTTTGTATAGTTCTTGTTTGTATTATATTATTAGAATCCATAATTAATGCTCTATTGGTCGAGTTTGTACTTGTGTTGAATATAATACTACCCGCATCATTTACAATAGTAACGACTCCACCATTTCGGTTCATCGTCATAGATTGGGCGGACGATGTTTGGTCACTTAAATTAAAACTGAATGTATTTACAGCATTAGAACGGACGTTTGAACTATTAATTGAACTGAAATTAGCATCTTCTACATTCAGAGTATTATGGAACGTCGTGGACGCATTATCCATATCCATCGTGCTGATATTGCTGATATTAATATTAAATACGCTTACATTACCGAACAACGACTCAAGTTTAATTTGTGCTTTATTTTCTTCTGTCACTCCGAATCGCATACCCATCGTATATAATTCAGTAGAAGACCAAAAGTTTATTCTGCTTCGTGGAAGACCGCCAATATTATTAGAGGCGTTCAAGGGACTACCAAAAAAACTATCAGAACCTTCCATCAACATCGCTCTACTAATATTTATCTGTCTAACGTTCAATTGTCCGTTAGGAATAGTTAATGGGAACTCTGAACTGGTTAAAGTCAAATCAGTCGCTGTAATACTACTGAAATTGGCGTCGCTCACATTTATAGTATTAATGTTTGCCAGTGTTGCGGTCAACGTATTGACATCCAATTCGTCACCGACTCCTACGATAAAATTATAAGTAGAAAAGTTTGCTTCTTCGCTTTCTACTAATGTTGTAGCGGTTAGATTATTACAGCTTATATTTCCTATATTACATTGTGGACTGGTAATGTTGTTGGTCGCACTTATTAAAGCAGATTGGATATAATTTGCGGTTATCTCTTCTGTCCCGATGTCGGTTAATATCGCTGTAGAAGCATTTAATTGATTAGAATGGAGTACTGAAAAATTGCCAGTAGAAGCATTTATCGTCGATAGGTCTAACTCATCTAGGTCTAATTCGTTTAGAGTTAAGGTACTTATATTGGCTGTCGTAGCATTCAACAAAGGCGTTGTAAAACGGAACGTTGCTTTCCCGTCAATACAAGTAAACACTTCTGCTTCCAATTCAACTACATTTAAGGTTTCCGCATTTATATCGTCTGCTTCAAGATTTAATACTTCAACTGTCCCTGTAGAGATTCGTAACACATTTGTTCCTCCTACAAAATAATTGATGGCGGTAGCTGACCCTGTTGCCGTGATATTGACTTCGTCCCCGCTGGAGTCGTATGTTTGTGTGAAGTTATTGCCTACTACATTGCTATACAACACTAACCCTCCCTCGTGCTGTCCCGCTACTCCAGCATATATTATATTAGACACATTCAAAGAACCACCAAAGGTGCTGGTCTCACATACATTCAATGCTCCAACCACATCTACATTTCCACCGCTGTGTAAAGTGTTAATATTGACTATAGAATCAGATCCAAGAAAGGCACTAATGACATCGTCTACGATGGTGATATTGTCACCTGGTATCAAATTTCCTGTCGAAAAATTAAATGTATCTGCTGTGATTGTTCCTGTAATCGTTAGATTATCTATGGTAGCGTTGGTCGTACTAAAATTGTCACTACTTAAATTATTCGTTTTTACGCTGTTCGCATCTACTTCGTCGGCAAATAATATATTTTCTATAAAAGCATCTCCATTCACACATAACGGGAAAAAAGCGGTGTCTCCTGTTGGATACCCAATACCTAAACCGACATCATTGATAGAGACTATTTCTTCATTTTCTACACGAAAACTATTGTAGGTCGATGTCGATTGGGCGTTCATAATTGTTTGGTTATTGGCTACTTGGGCGAAGCCATAATTGGTCGCTCCTACGTTTCCATTGATAGACAATGCCATCCTATCGTTGTAAGCGTCATTCCCAATTTGGGTTCGTCCGATAACGGCTTGTCCCGCCGATGAACCTGCTTGTATGTTTAACGAATTAAAAATAGCGGAATCTGCTTGTATATCACCTGTGTTTAAGTTCAAGTCATTGCCTCCGTCGTTATCCAATGTTTCTGTAATTTGAAAGGTACAACTATCGGGAAAGAGAAACGTCCAAGTATCGTTACTTGAATTATTATCAATGAGAACCTGAAAATATACTGTCGTTCCTGCTGATACGCCCGAGGTTCGATTGCCTATGCGTGGAGACAAAACACCCGACCGAGTTCCGCCTCCAGCGTGGTCAACCCATATCTGTTCTTGTTGACTGATGGTGTTGTCTACTCCGTTGTTATAAATTAAACGAGCATTTACACTATCTCCGTTATAACCTGCCATCTCGTAGGAAAAAGAAGCCGTACAATTTAAAATAGCATTCGCCCCAAACTTGGTGGTATAGAATATCTTCATCATATTTCTTGTTGTGTTTGGCGGTATATTTACATTTACGGTGCTGACCGTTCCCGGAACAATAGGTTTAATAATATCCCCTCCTAAATACAATTGCGTGTTGGTTAAAGATCTTGAATCTCCTCCGCCTGTTCCATTGAATGCACTATACACCGCTCCGCTCGTAATTAAGTCAGCACTATTTTGCGTGACATTTGCTGTGCTATTGACATTCAATAACTTATTCGTTAAAGTTAAGTTAGAACCAATACTTAAGTCGGCTGTGGATAGATTACTTGCGTTTATGGTGGAGGTATTTATTTCTGTAAAATTTCCTATGGAGGGTAATATACCAGTTGACGATATAACATTTCCACAAATATCAATATTGTTTCCTGCGGTTAAGGTTGGTTGGACGTTGGGCGCTGTTACACTTGTTGCGGTTATACGGGTGGCGGACACATTGATTGCCGATAAATCTACAAACGACTCTGTGAAGGCTATTAACTGACTTACATTTAAAAAAGGTATAATATAGTCAGGCGGTAGATTGAGTTGTGAGGCGTTTATGACACTTGTATTTAAAGTAATTGGTTCAAAAATTGCTGTTTTTAATTGTCCTATAGTGGCGGATGTTACGGATAAATTATTGATTGACGCATTTGACGCATTTATATTTGTCCCTAAAGAACCAACATTGCTTGTAAATCCTATACCACCAAGAGGCACTTGATACATTATATAATACACTTATATAAAATATAAAAGACTCTGCCTTTTACCTGCTATAAATATATTTAATACATTCCGCTTTGTTTTCCATAAGTGGTCTTATGATATGTATAGGTATCATAAATTTTAAAGATAAATCACGAGGCGTCCATTTTACAAAAGGATAATCTTTTTCAAACTTTGTCTCCCAATGCGACTTCCGTTTCTTTGTCGGTGGACACGTTTGTATCAGTGGCGGTCTGTTCGTGTAAAGTTTCTTCTTTGTCTCCATTAGATATAGACAACAATTTTTTATGGACGTGACCTATAATAAAGCACATATGCGGATTAAACTTTTGAGACAAATTCTTAATAAGTTCTTCATAGGATTTCTTTGCTGGTTTTTCCTTAAAGTAAGCGCCGACGGCACCAACAAGGTCGTTGCTCATCACACAATAGTCTTTATAAAAGTTATTCGCATCGTCTTCTACCGAGTTAAGACTAATGACATCACAACCACATGATAAAGCCTTGTTGATGCGGTGTGTTTCTAATGGGTTATTTTTATAATAAGGAATATTCAAGACGACTTTACATTGTTGTAGGATTTTCGTGAGTGATTCGGCATTGCTATGTTTCCATTCAAAATCCACATATACCTTCAAGTCGGGATATTGTTTTTGTATTAAGTTTAGGAAGTCTTCACGCCGTTCGTTTTTAGACCCAATGAATCCTACGTCGTATGGTCTATCATTTGTCTCTATATTAAACTTCATAAACTCAAAAAAGAAATAAGATAAGACTTTAATGCCGTGGTTTTCTTTCAAGTATTCGGTCGTGAGTGTGTTGTAATCAAATACTATATTTCTTTTCATAAGAGACAAATAATATTTATTTTTAAAGAATTGTGACTCTGTTTGTTCGCTATTCATAATGATATAACCAAAGGAGTTGTTTTTCCTAAATTGGACTTCTAGCAATTGGTGAGCAAGTTCATGAGCGCCGTATACAATATACAAGTCGTTTGGTTGAGGGTCAAAATCGGTTTCTAATTTCCATTTAAACTTTTGCGATAAGACTATAGCGTTTTCGTTGAATATTGAGTGACCACTAATTATTTTAATTTGGGGGTTTGGTTGAGACATATATATTTCCTAAATATTTTATTTATTAGATTTGGATGAAAACAAAATATCCACATCTTTTTGTCCTGCGGGGGGTTTCTTTTTTTTCGGTGTCTTTTTTTTCGGTTCTTCTGCTTGTGCTTGTTGTGGTGGATTAACTGGAGTGGCTTGTTGAATGCCCTTTGGTGGTCGTCCGCGCAAGGGTCGTACATCTGCTTCAGGAATATCTCCGCCACCTGCTTTAGCTTTAGGATTCACCAATCGCTGTGTAATATATTCATCTGCTTCTCTAAGTGGTAGTTGTGATCGTAACTGATCTCCGCCTATCCTTTGTTGTTCTTCTGATTTTTCTATTTCCTTTATATCCAACGTTTCGCCCTTTCTCTCCCCTCCAAGTTTTACGATTGGTTTAAACCCTTTTTTCTTTCTCTTCTCTTTTGGTGTAAAAAATATTTTTGATGTAATGGGTTCTTCAGGAGGTGTTTCCGTTCTTACTTGACTTGGGGGTGATTGAAAGTTTCCAGCGGTCTGTCCTTCTCGTCGTTCTTCTGCCATTTGTCCAGCCATTGCTTGTGCTTGTTGGGTACTAAAAGATATTGCTGAACTTAACGGCGTGACTGTGTTTTGTATGCGAGGCTGTTCATTTAATTTAGCGGTTAGACCTTGAATGGCTCCAATGACTGGATTATAGTCAGTGGCTTGTTGCGTAACAAAGGTTGGTGCTAAATTATGTTGATATGACGGCGGAGGCAATCCACCACGACCTCTTGATTTACGAGGTTTAGATTTAGTTTTATTAATATTCACGACTACACTTTGCCTTTGTGACTGACTTTGTTTAGGCATGGATTTCGACCGTTTCTTTCTCTTTGGAGGCATATATGATATAAGTAGATTATATAATATATAATGTTTATGATTCGTTAATGTCTAATAGATAAAAGGCTCTGCCCTTTACAACCCGTCGCGCGGGGGCGGAACCCCGCTATGATTCGTTAATGTCTAATGGGTTGAACTTGTTATAGTATAAATATTTGTTGGTATTCTTAAGACTCATATCTATCATCAAGAAAGAAAATTTATCGTCGTTTTCAAAAATATAATCCATAATTTGTCTCCAATTTTTCTTATGGAAAGGCATCAGTTCAGTACATATGGCCTCCTCTTCTAATATATTTTTTGGTCTGAAAGTACAAAAGTGAGACATATTTGCTCTTACTCCAGTTTGTAAATCTCTAAATCGTTGGACTAATGTAAAGACGCTGGTAAACACATGACGACGATTTTGTAACAAAGAAGTCAGTTTTTTTTCTGCTTGGGCGTTCTTTCTGATTTGTGCTCCTACATCATCTAATATTAAAACGCTATGTAAATCATCATCTCGGTTGGCTTCTAATGTTTCGTATATTTCATTTATGTTTTCTAAATTAAACTCCTTGAACTTTTGGGCGCTAGGGACATCTAAAAAAGGGTCGTTTTTAGCACTCTTGCCTTGTCCTAAAGTAGGACTAATGATATATATTTTATCAAATACTTTTCTATAGGATTGGCACTTTCCTTTCTTTTTCCGTTGCGACATGATAGAAGTCATTAAGGTTGTTTTACCACTACCCGATGCACCAGCGATAACCCAGTTAAACCCGCTATAATTTGGTAAAGGTTCAGGTAAGTCATCTGCTAATATTTTGTCTAAATTGTTTGCCGTGTTGATAATTTTTAATTTTTTATTTGGTTGTTCTTTAATGTTAAGACTCATATATATAATCTAAACAAAATCTATTTTCACAACTTCTGCTTTAGGTGCTGGTTCTTTCTTATTGTAGGTTCTTTTTTTCTTTTCAACAACAGGTGGCTCAGTCTCAGGCTCGACTTTTTTTGGTTCAGGTTGAGCTTTAGCTTTAGGTTTGTAGGTTCTTTTTTTCTTTTCAACAACAGGCTCAGGCTCAGGCTCAGGCTCAGGTTCAGGCTCGGGGGCTTTCGCTTTAGGTTTGTAGGTTCTTTTTTTCTTTTCAACTACAGGTTCGGGCTCAGGCTCAGGTGTTTCAATCTTTACTTCTTTTTCAGATTTCGCCTTACGTGCTAATGCTCTTTTTTCTCGTGCTTTGGCCAATGCTTCCAATTGTCGCTCGGTCAGTTGCCGTTTTGGTTTAGGAGGAGGCACTTGTTTGGGTTCTTCGGCTTTTGGGGCAACGCCCTTACGTTTTGGTTTTGTTTTTTCTAAAGATTCAACAATAGGGGCGTTTTGGTCGGGTTCGCTTTCGGTGTCACTGAGGGGATTCATTATATACATAGTAAAAGAAAAAAATAAAATATTTCAACTATTATATGGAGGAAAGCGATATGTTGTCCCTAAAACAACAAGAGGAGTTTAAGACTATTATTCATAATACTAAAAATTTAATCAAGCGAGACACTGGAAATATTCCATCTGCCGACGAGTTAAACGATGCCAACAAGGGATTATGGGTAGAACACGATTCAGACAACTTTAATAAAATGTTTGATGGACTATTGGACTATTGTGCTGACGAAGAATGCTACGATAATTTAGACTGGAATAGTGTTAATTATGAAGTGTACGGGGCTGATTATTACCAAGAACGCTTTCCAGGCTTTAGCGACGAAGTATATGAGATTTTGGCGAAGTCAACCGAAGAAGAAAATAAAGTAATTGATAATCGTATTCCACCCCTAAAGATTACGGAAGGCGAGTTTATTGTTAAATTTGATTGAACAAGAATCATTTTTTTCTTTGTAATATATATGAGACTTGTGTCTATTAAACCCTCCACGAACTCCGACAAAAAGCTGATGGCAACATTTGAGCGAGACAATGGGCGAACGATTACCACACACTTTGGAGCGAAAGGATTAAAAGACTTTACTATTTATTCTAAAGGAGACAAAGACGTTGCTAAAGAAAAAAAGGCATCGTATTTAGCAAGGCATAGAGTCAATGAAAATTGGAATGACCCTACTTCGGCTGGGGCTTTGTCTCGTTGGATACTTTGGAATTTACCAACCAAAGAAGCCTCTATTACTGACTTTAAAAAACGATTTAATTTATAAACTTTTGGTGTCGTTGTGATTTTTCGTGTTGCGATTTATTTGTAATAGAGGTTTCGATTCCACATACGCATACGTATCTTGCGTTTCGTCTTTTATTAATTTCATCTTTATTCGCATTATACCTCTCACGCTCTTTGACTGATAATTCTTGTCTATGTTCTTGGCGATAAAGTGCTTTTTCTTGTTTTCCAATCTCGCTTTTACTTCTGTCTCGATTATCTTGTAATAATTCTTCTCGTGTTTTATAAGGTATAACTTGATTGATACAAGGGAAGTTTTCAAAATAATATCGCTCTCGTGGTTTGAGTTCTTCAATAGGAAGTTCTTCTAAAACGCTAAATGTATAATTGCCTCTATCTAATATTTGCATTGACTTACATTGACGTTTGGATAGTTGTTTTTCCGTAGAACATTTGTGAGCTGATATTCTTTGTGAATACCACTTTGTAGACCCATAATAGTCTTCGCCCGTGATATTACAATGTAGTTTATATATAGTGCCTACCGACATTATATATAAATGTATGGAGTGTTTAAATCAATTTTTTAATATACTCTCCATACATTCATACTGAAACGCTCCACACATTGGTGCCCCTAGAGTTAAGTGATAGCAATAATGTAAACTGACAGAAGAAATCGAGCTGGGCACCAACCGAAGTAGTAGCATATACACCACGATAATTTACAGTGGACGATATAGTGCTAATACCCGAGTAAAGTCGTTGCGAACGACCATCGCTCAAACCAGTTTCCATTTCAATTGCGGTAATAAAAGAACCGATATTTGACCCCGAAGCATCGGTAGAACCGTCTTCCGTTCCAACAGCAGTGTCGAGTTGGTATGGTTGAATAATACCATTAACACATTGTCCGTCAAGACCATTAGATTTAAGCTGAGACGTATTACCAGTAACCGCAATATTGAAAGACGATTGTTTATCAAAGTTGACAAGTGAGTGGTCGCTCAATAGGAACTCGGCAAGTGCTTCGGCACATTTTCCTTCCACTTTTACAGGACGGGCTGGGTATTGTTCGCCGTTGACGAAAATAGAATATTCACTCAAACTATTTTTAATGCGATTGCCAAGCGAATAAGCACCTTGGGCGACTACAGTAGCAGTTGGACGATGGCAAACAATTACACGTTCTAAAGACGATACGCTAATACCAAGATTCGCCGTTACAGCGGTTGAACCATCAACCATAGTAGTGCCAACGTTTTGGTAAGACGAAGCAAGGATATTATATAATCCACCACTCATCGCATCTACTTGGGCTTGAGCACCCGGGCTTAATTCCGTAAATATACACACCAATTCAACTTCAGTAAAGTCAATTTGAGTGGAAGCACCTTTGGTAGCAACGGCAGCCGATTCCAAAGTCAGTTTAAATTGAACTGGAGCAGACGAAAATAGCGGTTGAAGGCGGTGAGGAGTAGACATACCGAATGGATGTAGCACAAATGGTACGCAATAAGTCGCACCAGCAGTCGCAAGTGCTTCACCACTTTGAGTGCCACCGAGAGTGCCCATAAGAACATTACCAACACCCGCCTTGAAAGCAGGAGACGAGTCGGTATCCATAAGAATAGTCATAAGCACATTCCAGTTTGGAAGGTCAAAGATTTGAGCACCAGCGGTCATACATTGGACACGTGAAATTAGTCCAGCAGCACCACAACGGTCTAATTTAGCAGCACCAGTAGATTTAGCGTTAAATTTCAAATAACATTGATTCCAGTTACAATAGGTTCCAGCTAAATTGGAAGGCATATCAATATTGACGGTTTGTCCGTCACGAAAGGTTTGTCCGTTGTTTGGGGAAATTTTCACACGGTAGGAACGGGAAGCAACAGCACGCCGTTTCATACTAGGGTAGTTGAGTGATTCCGACATAGCATCGGGGGCAGACATTATAATAATACCATATATATTATTATAAATTGATTCTTAATTTTGATTTTTATTAAACGATTTTGCTTCCTAAACCAAATACAGCTTTCCCAGCTTGTCCAGCAACTTCAAGAGCAGACGCTATTGGTGCCATTTCGGGGCCACCTAATAGAGCAACGGGCGCCGCGGCAAGGGCAATGTCAGACGCTTTCAATCCAAAACGCATCATTGTGTGTGCTTGTTTCTTTAGTCCTAAACGATTCATGTGCGGTTTTTTGATGCCTAATCTCATATAAATTAAATCATTATTATTTATTTTATTCCCTAATGAATTCGTTAGTCTCAGGATTATATGCCCCTTGAATTGCTTCTTTTGTCATTGGGACTTGAGACAACTTACGGAGTTCATAATTAATCGTTCCTTCTTCCATCGACCGCATTTCGGGCTTATACATATATTCTATCTTTAAAGTAATTTGTGCATCGTTGCTAAATATATTTAGTTCATTGCCTTGTGTATCCGTTAAAGAAAATGAAATATTATTGATAGTTTGTTTCCTAATAATAAATCGCTGGACTTCACTCGGTCTATAAAATATCATATAACCAAATGGGGCGTTATTGTCTATTCTAACCATAGCATTATCTGTGATACCATTGCTATTTAAATTATTAACACTTATATTATTAAACTTCACAAATATAAATCTTGTACCAGCAAAATTTACGGAAGACGGCATGGTTATATGAAACGCAGGGTTAACAATAGACGACAACAATATTTCATTCGATTCGTATATAATTTGATTATGTGTATCTTTCTTAAATCCTATGAGGTCATAACAAGTGGTTGGATAATTAGGTGTATCTATAATTTGAAACGCAAAATTACAAAACCATTGAATTTTTGACATTGTGGATTGGAACGAGCCGTATAAACTAAAACGTCCCGAAGACTCGATATATATTTGTTCATTTACAAACGCCAACCATTCGTTTACGTTATAGGCTCGGTCAGTTGTTCCGTCGGGATCTTGAACGGTGATTGTGAAAAACATACTAAAAGTGGGAACTGAAAAACTTATTTTATTATTAGTGGAGCCAACATTAGGAAAAATATTGGGGATTTGTGCGTCCGTAACAGATATAAGCATTTCACAATTAATGGGTAGCTGGATTGGTGTTTGGAAGTTGTATTGGTATTGTCCGTCTCCGTCTATTGTTTTCAACACAGAGTTTTGACTATTTAAAAAAATAACTTGATTGCTATACGGTGTGTCAAGGATGTAAGTCATATACTATAACATTATTTTTTATTGATAACCAGTTACGCTATTATAGATATAGGTGCCGTAATTCATCGGCAAACTTGGAGAAGCCACGGGTGTAAAATTGGGATTGTGATGTCCGTAAGAAAAGTGTGCTGGAACTAATTCTTTGCCCATTCTCGCAAATGCTTCGCCTTGAACATATTTGGGTGGTTCTAGTTGGAATGTTTCATCTGTATATATGTATTTACCTGCGGTGATTATGTTGGCTTGCTGTGGCGTTAGTTTCTGTGTCATCTGATGTAGCGACATTATACATTTATAGAAGATATTATTTGTAAATGTGTATTATATTGAGACAAATGATTGGTCTTGTATTGGTCATCTAACCATTGTTTTTTAGGAATCGTATTGTGGTCGTGTGCTATACAACACATAACCCTATCAATATTTGTCTCTATAATATCTCCTAAATGTTTTTGTAAAAAAGGAACTGCTTCGTTTGAATTAGAAGACGCAAATTGTGGATTTAAACTTTTCTTAAATACTAATGTTGCCTCATTTAACATATGTAAAAACATACAACGCTGTTTATAAAAAATAGGGAGCGTCTCCTTGTACCCTACAACAATCATATCAGCACTTCCAGCAATCGATTTATCATTTGTCTCCATTTCAAAAATAGAATAACCAATATAATCTTTATCATAAAAGTCATCCGTATCCATAAACGCCACATAATCGCATTGAGACAAAGACACTAGCATATTACGTTTGTCTCCAATCGAACATCTTGGAACTCTGTAATATCTTATAGGATATTTGGTACGGATACATAAGGGTTCATCATCGCCATCGTCTAAAATAATAATCTCCCTAATGTTATAATAGGTTTGGATATTTATGTTGTGTTGAATTAACTTCTCAAATTTTTTGCGGTTATAAGTGGGTATACATAGACTGACACTCATTTATAGAATGGAAATATTTTTATTTCTAAATAAATTGTATAGATGCTTCCAAATATGAATGAAAGTGCTAAAATAGCAAACATACATTATATATACCAACAACGACCTAATAAGGAAAGAGCAAACAAGATGGCGAAAAGAAAACTGGGAAGGTTTGGCTATGAATTAGATGAGACAAATACAGATAAAGATGTGCTGACGGCAACCAAAGGAAACAACGTTCATATCAATTATACAGGAACGAATGTAAATAGCCCAAGAGACATAATATCAGATGCGGCATTAGCTACTGGCGTTCAAAGAATAAATCCACAATTTAAAGAACGGAGACAAAAAACGAGAGATATTATGCGACAATATGGCGACGAAAAAGATTATTCACTCGGTGGACATTCGCTTGGAGGATCTATTGCGTTGAATACATTAAAGCAAAGTAAATCGATAAGGGATAGGGTAAAAGTAGCACACGTATTCAATCCAGGTTATACTTTACCATTTCACAATTCCATTAAAGTAGATAAACCAATTAAACGGGAATTAGATAAGAAGGTAAACATCCATAGAGTCAAGGGGGATATAGTGTCTGCTTATTCAAATAAAGAAACGGCGTTTGGTAATTTATTTGAACACACAGCAGATAAAGACGCTGACTTATTAGAAAAACATTCACTTGATACATTTACTAATAGTGATTTATAAAAATATATTACCATATATATGAGTAATATTCCCAACGATAAAGCATTGTATGCTAGAGTTAAACAAGAAGCAGATGAAAAATACAAAACACACGGAGCCTATAAGAGCGGTTGGATTGTAAAAACTTATAAAGACCGTGGCGGGACTTATAGTGGTAAAAAAGCAAAGGGAGGCTTGACCCAATGGTTCAAAGAAAACTGGAAGAACGTAGCAAAGAAAGGAGAATATCCAGTATTGCGTCCAACCAAGCGTGTGTCAAAAGATACACCATTGACCGTAAAAGAAATATCTAAAAATCAATTAGAAAAGCAAGTCAAAGCAAAACAAAAGATTAAAGACAAGGGTAACTTAAAACCTTTCAAGAAAAAATAAAGATTTATAAATTGAAACGGCAATGCATAAT